TATGCTGGTTCCTCTCTTACTGCTGGATCTCTAAATGATAATAATAGGCAGTTATTATATGCAATGGAAGAAAGAGGGTTAACTGGAGATGATACAGGTACAGTAGAGTTTGATACTGGTGATAAAGGTGATATTTATATACACAGTTCTACTAATGTTACACTTCAAGATGATGTAGTAGATAGTGCAGCTCTGGCAGATAATTCTGTAAATAGTCAACATTATGTAGACGGCTCTATTGACTTAGTACATATGTCTGCTAATTCAGTAGACAGTGATCAATACGTTGACGGTAGCATTGACTTAATACATATGTCTGCTAACTCAATAGACAGTGATCAGTACGTAGATGGAAGCATTGATGGTGCTCACATATCTAACGATGCTATAGACAGTCAGCATTACGCTGCAGCTAGTATCGATAATGAACATCTAGCTGATGATGCTGTAGGTACTGCTGAATTATCAGCTTCTGGTACAGCAAGTTCAAGTACCTACCTAAGGGGAGACAACAGTTGGGCTAGTTTAGCAGCGAATATTGGATTGGTAAAACAGGTGATACAGGCTTCTACAACTACAGAAGTTGATATGGATAACACCATGACTGACTCAGGTTTAACTGCTAATATTACAACTACTGGAAGTCATAAGGTATTAGTTATTGTGCAACAAGCATATAAAATAGTTGACTCTGATGGTGGGTTTGCTTTTGAAATGAAATTATTTAAAGGTAGTACCGAATTACTTCATCGTTCAATGAATCACGATGCTTCTAGTAGTGCTAATAATGAACAAGATTTCCATACTCTAATTCACTTAGATACACCTGGTTCCGCTGGTACTTATACTTATAAAATGCAAATGAAAGGAGGCGGAAACGACGCTAAAGCTCAACCAGGAAGCCAAAGAAGTGATATATTCTTAATAGAATTAGCAATTTAACCCACCTAGCCCCATAATAAATTAATGAAATTATGTCTCACGAAACTCGGACAGACCCTCCGACTTATCCTGAAGTCCTAGATATCCATGATGGAGCCTTTTCCGAATCAATTTGGGGTTCAGATGGGTTCAAAACAATTAAGGTATCAGGTCAATCAGATGTCGTAGCTGATAGTTATAAAGATGATTTAACTATTGCAGCTGGATCTAATGTAACAATTACCACAAATGCTGCTGGTGATACAGTTACTATAGCTAGTACAGCATATACAGCTGGTAATGGACTACAATTAAGTGGTAATGAATTTTCCGTTACTGCTTTAGCTATAACAAGTGTACACGAAGCAGCCAACCAAGCTGCACAATTAGCTTTAACAACACAAGAAGGTGATATAGTTGTAAGAGCTGATGAAAATAAGTCATATGTAAGGAATGCTGGCACAGCTGGCAATATGAATGACTTTACACTTTTAAAGACTCCTACTGATCTTGTATTAAGTGTAGCTGGTAATACAGGTGCTATAACAGCTAATCAAATCAGAGATGCTGTAGAAGCAGCAACTGATTCAAATACTTTCACAGATGCTGATCATACCAAACTAAATGGTATAGATACTGGAGCTAAGGATGATCAAACTTCAGCAGAAATTAAATCACTATTAGCTGGTGATAATATAACTGGTTCTCATATAGCCGATGACGCCATTGATTCAGAGCACTATACTGATGGTAGTATCGACCATGTGCATCTATCTGGAGATTGTGTAGATGGTGATAATATAGCTAATGATTCTCTTGATTCTGAACATTATATAGATGGTAGCATCGATGAGCAGCATATTGCTAATGATGCTGTTACATATGCTAAGATGCAAGATGTATCAGCAACTGATAGAATACTAGGTAGAGATTCATCTGGTGCAGGTGTTATTGAAGAAATCACACCAGCTAATCTACGTACAATGATTAACGTAGAAGATGGTGCTGATGTAACAGATACTGCAAATGTAACTAGTGCTGGTGCAGTAATGAAAACTACTGTCGATGCTTTAGGTGATTTACTCGTAGCATCAGCAGATGATACAGTTACAAGATTAGCTAGAGGTACAAATGATCACGTACTTACAGCAGATAGTAGCACAGGAACAGGGCTTAAATGGGCTGCGATTCCTGCTAGTGGAGATGCTAACCAAAACGCTTTCTCTAATGTTGCTGTATCAGGACAGACTACTATTGCTGCTGATTCAGCTACAGATACACTTACATTAGCTGGTGCTGGTAGTGTTACTATTACAACAAACGCTACTTCTGATACTGTTACTATAACAGGCTCTAGTACTGATGCCACTAAAATGCCGTTGGCAGGTGGTACGTTCACTGGTGATGTAACTATAAATGATGATGAAGAAATAAGAGTTGGTAGTAATTCTGACCTAATTATTGTCCATAATGGAACAGATGGTTTTATAAAAGAAACCACCGGTACTTTAGATATAAGAGCTAAGAATACTAATGGTGGCCTTGTAACTATATCAGATAGTGCTGGTGAGAATCTTATTAAATGTACAGCTGGATCTTCAGTTGAGCTGACGTATGATGGAACAAAGAAATTTGAAACAACCTCAGCTGGAGCTACAGTAACTGGTACTTTAACTGCAACACTGGCAGCTAATTCTATTGATTCAGATCACTATGTAGATGGGTCTATAGACTTAGAACATTTATCTGCTTCAGGTACTAAATCGTCATCCACATACCTACGTGGTGATAATACATGGGCTACTGTTTCTAGTGGTGGTATACCTGATGCTGGTAATACAGCCACAGGATCTTTTGCTTTAGATAGATCTACAACAATTAAAATAGATGCTGGTCAATATTTGTGGCTAACATGTGATCAATACTTGAATGTAGATGTAGGTCAATATGCAGATATAGATGTAACTCAATATATGGATATTGATGTAAGTCAATATTTTGATTTAAATGCAACTCAACATATAGCATTAGCTACAGCAGGAACAGAAAGATTCAGAATTACAAGCACTGGTGCGTTGGCTATAGAAGGATCAAGTAATTATGGTTCATCAGGTCAGGTATTAACTAGTAACGGTAATGATGCCCCTACATGGCAAGATGCTGCTGGTGGCGGACCTGGTACAGGTGAAATGTTTGTAAAAATGTATTCAGGTAACACTGCATCAAACAGTGGAACTAATACTATTGCAGGATATAACGCAGGAGCTGCTCTAACAGCTAACGCTAATAATAATACTTTCATTGGAAAAGAAGCTGGTGCATCAATGAATAGTGAAGGCCTTTGCACTGCTGTAGGCGAAAGAGCCTTATCCGCATGTACAAGTGGAGATAGTAATGTAGCTATCGGTCAAGTTGCACAAAGAGATGGTATCCAAGCTTTAAAGAACGTATCCGTAGGTAATAATACTTTACTTGTAAATAAATCTGGAAACCAGAATACAGCTGTTGGAACTTATTGCTTGACTGCGTTAGACGATGCAGATAACAATACTGCAGTTGGTTGGAATGCTGGAGCTTCTTTAACTACAGCAGAAGAATGTGTTTTCATTGGTAGAGAAGCTGGTAAAGGAGTAACGACTGGTGATTATAATATATCTATCGGTGCAGAATCCATGCTGGGTGCTGTTACTGGTATAGCAAACGTAAACATAGGAAGAGATGGTCTACGTGCTATTACTTCAGGCCAAAAAAACGTTAACGTTGGTAATGATGGAAATAGAACTGGTACAAGCGCTAGTTATTGTGCAAGTCTTGGGCATAGAGGTTTATTTAATAATACAGGTAATTACAACACTGCTGTTGGATATACAGCTGGAGAAGATATAACAAGTGGATCTAACTTAACTTGTATTGGACATAGTGCCAACGCAAGTGCCTCAGATGCTACTAATGAAATAACTTTAGGTAATAATTCAGTTTCAACATTACGTTGCCAAGTAACTAGTATTTCTTCACTCTCTGATAGAAGAGATAAAACAGATATTAATACTTTAGATTTAGGATTAGATTTCATTAACGAACTCAAACCTGTCAAATTCAAATGGCAGTCAAGAGAAGGACTTGCAAAAGATGGGACTTATGAAGCAGGTTTTATTGCTCAAGATTTCCAACAAGTTCAAAAAGATAATGATGCTGACTACTTACAAATGGTTCTGGAAAGTAACCCAGATAAACTAGAAGCTGCCCCTGGTAAGCTTATTCCAATCCTTGTACGTGCAGTACAAGAACTTTCCACTGAATTAAACACCCTAAAAAACACCCTTAACAATGGATAACTTACAAGAAAGAGCTAACGAATTAGTACAAGAACGCAATAAAATTATCGCACGCTATAATGAAATTGAAGGAGCTTTAAAAGAAATCCAACGACTAGCTAATCCAGTTGAAGAAACAACTACCGATACTGAGGAGGACAACTAATGGAAGAACGAACTGCAGAAGAAGTAGCAAACGTATTTGCAGGTGCTGGAGAGAGTGTAAAAGTTATTAATGCTGGTAAGCCATCATATCTGACAGATGCTGAATGGAAAGTTAAAGTTAAAAAGAATTGGCGACATTTAGAAATCATCAAAGCTTATAAAAAATTAGATGAAACTACATCAATTTGGACTGATGAGGACTTCACTGCAATAAATGCAGCAATTGATGCAGGTAAGGCTATCCAAGCATAATGCCTGCAATACAGGTACCTGTTCCTAATATCCCTAATCCACCTAACACCCCTAGGATGACCCTGAAGGTGCCTGTAAGTCGTGTTCCGTCATACAAGCCATTAGTGATACCTCCGAGCGATCTGGAGGCTCCTGAGGGTGTGCAGGCGAAGGAAACAGAGAAGGAAGCTCCTGCAGCTCCAGAAGTTCGTAAATTAGACATACCTATTATTAATATTGAAATGCCAGTACCTTCTCCTGAAGTACTGGTTACAGCTGTTACAACGGCTGTTATAGCTGTAGCAACCACCACTGTAGCTCAAACATTCTTTGAACCAATTCAAAAACACGTTAAAAAGCAACTACAGAAAAAAGTTGACGCATGGAAGAAAAAACGGAAGGAAAAAATCTCCTCAGCAAGTTAAAAGATGCTGCGGAGGATAACGAATCCCAAATACAAATCCTATCCACCTTCGTCCGTTTAGGTGTCGTTGTGTGGGCAGGGTTCATCATAACTCTTAATTATGTGGAATTACCTGTAATTAAGAAGGCAGGAAGCTCCGATATAACCTTTGTAGCTAGTATTTTTACCGGAGCTTTAGCTAGCTTCGGGCTCAATACATCTAATCAGAAAGGTAAAGGAATGCAACCTGTCAATTGTCCTATGTCTGCTAAAAAGAAAGAATGAAGAAATGGCTTTTACTCTTAGCACTGTTAACACCCTCGGTAGCAAGAGCAGAATTAATCACACCTCAATTCACCCAAGGGAGTATGCAGAGTACTACCACAACCACCCAAGACATAACAGAAGAAATCGTAACAACAGTTTATGGATCTGCATTGAACAAATGGTCAGGGGACAATATCACTCACACATCAGCGTCTTCTGGTGGAATTGTAGATACAGATTCAATATTCACTTTGACAACACCTGGCTCAGATTTCTCACTAGAAATAGTAACAAGAGCTGCAAGTCAAATCGTAGAGAAGATCGAAATCGATCGAGAAATCGAAACTTCCTCCACTACTACATCCTTATCTATATTCTCGCAATAGGAGTACCAGCAAATGCTGCAGAGGGAGAAACCAACAATACCTCAAATCCTGTGGCAGCAGCTACAGGAAATGTTACAAATCAAGCCGTACAATTCCAAAACAATGGAGCCCCGTCTCGTCAGAGTTACGGCGGTGCAATCTCGTGTAACGGCTCAACAATGACGTTTAGCCCATTTTATATGGGCAACCACGTTAGACCACTCGATGAGACTATGACACCCCAAGGATACACTATTAGTGAGAACTGGGGTGGTCAAATTAACTTTATGGTGCCATTAGATGGCGGTATTGTTGAACGATGTAAAGCTATGGCTGATCGTCAGCAAGAGAAGATGCGTCTGGAATATGAACTTGCTCGCGCACTGAAGTGTGCCGAGTTACAACAAAAAGGTTTTATGATTCGTCCTAAAACTCGTGTTGCTGAGATATGTCAAGATATTATACCAATAGCTAAGTTTATCAAAGAAGAAAAAGATAAACTTGATAATTTAACAAACAATCCACTATTTAAAAATGATTCTACTAATCAAACCGATCCTATTCGCCTTCCTAAAAAGTGATTCAGTTAAGCAACTTGTAGTTGATCTACTTACTGCTTATGTAAAGAGAACTGATAACAAATTGGATGATCAAGCATTAGAGATTGTAAAAGAAAAACTCTTTAGCTAATTATGCCTTTATACAACGATAAGCTTCATAAATTAAAGATCAATAATACACCTTCTTCAAAATTTAAGAAAAAGCTACAAACTAAGGCTGCTAAAAAACCATTAAATATCAAACGCCATGATGAAAGCCAGAGAAGATCAGTTCAACGAGCTTCACAAACTAGTTACTGAAGATTTCTTAAAAAGAATTAAGAGTGGTGAAGCAACTACTCAAGATTTAAAAGCAGCCTGTGATTGGCTTAAAACTAATGATATTACTGGTGCTGCTTTTGAAGGTAGTCCTTTAGATAAATTAAGGCATGTTATGCCACAAGTTGATCCCGAACTCGTTAAAAGGAGGTTGTATGGCACCGAAGTTGTCTCCTAATCCTGGTAAAACTGCTAGGCATTATAGGAAAAACAAAGCATCAAGAGACAAGCATAGAGCTGATGAAAATGCTCGTGGTAAAACACCCGCTAAAAAAGCTTATAGAGCTGAATTAGGTAGAGCCCGTAGAAAAGCAAAACCTGGAGCCCAACAAGATATGTCTCATAAAGGTGGTAAAATATCACCTGAAAGTAGAAAGACTAATCGGGCTAGAGGTGGTAGTAAGAGGAAGTAGGGATGGCAGAGGAATTTACTTTAGAGTTAGAAAATGAATCTACTTTTAATAAAAACCATCCTAAACTAAATCAGAAACAATTAGAACTTCAATATCAAAAAGAATGGAAAGCTTTTCATCCTAAATTTGATGGTAGTCGAAGTGACGCTTGGGCAGCTTTTCAAAAAGAACGTGGTGTTTTATTAGCATCTGATATGCCTGCATCTTGGCCACCTAAAGCAGGACAGGTATCTGAATGGGGTGATGGTAGACCTTTATTTAAAGTTAGATTTACAGATAGTGATAATATAACAGTTGCTGATGCTGTTGGTTCTCAAGTTAGAACATGGAGAACTAAATTTTTAACTGATGGTTCACCAGGAACTAAATTAGCTTTAAAAGATACTGGTAAACAATTTTACGATTCAAAAACTGGTCAGGCTCTACAGATACACCATGAGAAGGGTATATCTGAATATAGCCCTTATATTGATAAAACCATAAAGAAATTATTACCAGGAAATAAATCAAACTTAATAGAAGAAGGTTTAAAAGAATATAAAACTTTTAGTAAATGGGCTCAAAAAACTGGAAGGGTTTTTGGAGATAAAGTTGAACTTTATACAGCTCTATTAAGAAGTCAACATGTTAATATTCCTGGCGCAGCTCATTGGTTAAGAAGTAGGAAAGGTCCGTTTTATTCTGTAAAAGCTAGTGGTGCTTCTGCACTTGGTATGGATCATAATTTACCAGGTGAAAGTAAGATACCTTTACGAAATCCTCAAGCACTATTAGATCAAGCTGATAGAACAAGTTTTAACCCTAAGTATGATATAACTCAACCTGGATCTATTTGGGATGAGATGGGTACTTGGCATGATCTTACTTATCAAAGTAGTAAAGATGCTACTAATTTAGCAAGGCAAATTGCTAATCAACCAAGAGATAAACAAGGTAATTTACTTCCTAAAAAGGAGATCCCTACAAGTGTAAGGCAAGAGAGAATTGATACTACAGAGCTTAAGAAAGCTCTACCTGTTATTAAAAAGATAGCAGCAAAATATCAAGAGGCAGGGATGAGTATTCAAGATGCTCTAGAAAAAGCTAGATTACAATATAATAAGATTAAATTTGGAGAGTATTGGCCTAAAGGTTTTGATACTAATTTATTTGACTTAAGTGTACCTGTTACTTTACTAGCAACTCAAGCTAAAAATCTACCTAAATTAGCAAAAGCCTTTATCGGTCCAGAAGATTTACTTGATGAAAATGTATTAGGTAATATTGGTGAGGGACAGGCTCGAATCGAACAAGGTGAACCTTGGCAACAAGTTGTAAAAGAAGAAGGTGGTGACATTGTAACTGGCTTCAAAGATCAATTATTAACTACAAGTGGTATGTTTACTGCTATGGCAGGTTTAAGTAAACTTTCTCCTGGTGCAGCTACAGCAGCTGGTGTAGGATTTGGTTGGGTTGCTCCTCCTTTATTAGCTATAGGTGCTTGGAAAGGTATAGATGCTTATCAAGAAGCAAGAGGTAAGAAAACACTTACTCAATTCGCAGTAGAGGATCTAGGACCATTCGTGAATACTGCTAAAGAAGGTGAAGCTTTAACTTCAATACCTGGTGATAATACTTTAGGTAGTTCTTTACAAGAGAATAGAATAGGTGGAAATGAAATGGTAAAATACCAAACTCAAGAAAGTACAGAATGGACAACAGACTTAGATGAAGATGAAGAACCGATACCTGAATATAAATATGCTCCTTCATTATCACTTAGAGGTGCATGACTGATACTCTAACCGCCCTTCAAGATGACTTTAAGCTGTTCCTACAAGCTTTGTGGGATCAGCTAGATCTACCCTCTCCTACTAGGGCTCAATATGCTATTGCAGATTACTTGCAGAATGGTCCCAAAAGACTTCAGATTCAAGCCTTCCGAGGTGTTGGTAAGTCTTGGATTACTGGTGCTTTTGTG